ATCAAGGTACTGCCCGAACCACCAAACACATCAAGTATTATATCCCCCTCATTCGTGAAGTCTTTTAATATCTCACTCAGCATTCTTATAGGCTTTTGTGTCGGGTGTACTCGCTTTTCGTGTTCGCCCTCTCTTATCATGCCGTTCCATAACTGATGATAAATTCTAACAGGTGTATGAAAACTGCACCAAGCCATTTCGCCATCAGCGAAGGTGTTGCGGATACCACTATCCCCTCGCTTATCCCATATTAACCACCCATCACTTGACGGAAGAAAATCAAGAAAATAATTGCCACCCCACAAAATCAACTTGTCGCAAATCTGTGACAGAATATCATAAGCCTGTTGTGCGGTTTCGGTTGTATCGTCTGCAATTATCTTTGCATACTTGCCCTTTTTGGCAACCCCAAAATTAGCACCTACTTCGCCATTATCGCCCACGGCATTGATTCCATATGGAGCATCGGTCATGACCATATCAGCCTTTACCCCATCCATAAGCCTATCAATAACCGCAACATCCGTGGAATCTCCGCAGATAAGCCGATGTTCTCCAAGTTTCCAAACATCGCCAATCTTGCACCGTGTTTCTACTTCATGCGGGACATCATCTTCTTTAATTTCTGTATCTTCGATGTCCAAATCATCAATCTCAAAGCCGAAATCAGACATATCTATAGTCAATATATCATTCAATTCCTCTTCAAGCAAATCGAAATCCCATTCACTTTCATTGGTTTTATTATCTGCAAGCCGGAACGCCTTTACCTGTTCATCCGTCAGATCATCCGCCATAACCACAGGTACAGCAGTCATTCCCAAAAGTTTCGCCGCCGCAAGTCTTCCATGCCCGACAATAATTTCCATGTTTTTATCAAGAACAAGCGGCTGTCTGAAGCCGAACTCCCTGATGCTGTTTGCAATCGCCTTTACCTGCTCTTCCGGATGCTTTTTCGCATTCTTTTTATAAGCCCTGATTTCACTTATTTTTACCTGTTTTACGTCCATTTAACACTCCTTAAAAATAGTTTATTTATAGAAACAAATATTTTACGTGTAAATAATACCATGTATAAATAATTTACGCAATGAAAACCGCTTAAAAAGAGCAGATCTGCATAAAAAAACCGCCCTTTCGGGCGGATTATTATTTTTATAGGGTTTCCGCAAACTGCTTTAAAGCATAAGTTTCCTCGATAATGTACTCACCGCTTTTTTTGTACGCATCATACTCACGCAACTCTTTTTTCACCCTGCGGATTCGCTTTCCGTAATCCGCTTTCAGATATTTTGATTTCGTTTTCTGGACGGCATCTTCAAGTCTCTTAATCTCCGCAACAAATTTTTCTCTTTGCTTATCCATTTGCCCCGCCCTTCAGTCTGTCAAGTTCGTAGGATTTCGCCTCTGATTCCGTCAACTCCCGATCATATACGAGGATATCCCAGTAATCACCGAGCGGGTCTTCTTCTGTTCTCAGTAGCCCATTCATCGGCTGACAGCCCGGAGAAAATCCTCGAAGCCGCATCCCGTACCTGTATTCTTTCTTCATGCTTCTACCTCCTGTTTAATCGGGGCTACCTGCCCCATAGTGAAAAAGAACGCTACTTTCATGAAGCATCTGCCGGAGACTTCCTGCTCCTCATCTGCTTCCTGTTCCTGTTTTTTGTTTGTCCGGAACTTCCAGACCGGGAACTTCGCCACTGCATGCTGACCTTTCTGCACCTGATAGCCGAGCTTCTTCCACGCATTGTACGTGTGAATTTCTTCCGGCATGAGCACTTCCCGTTCTCCCTGCTCGTCCTTTACCGTGACGGACGTTCCGGGGATTCCCTGAATCACGCCCTGCTCCATCAGGAAAACTCTGTTCTGAAAAATAATCTCCGCGTTTGTCATCTTAGTGATCCTCCTATTTTTATTTTCTGAACGTTCCGGTCTGGAATGCGTAGCTAATAGCTTTTCTTGTGGCAAGGTCAGTGGAAAAATGAGCACCACCTTTGTAAATCACTCTCTCTTCTCCGTCTTCTCTGACAGCCCATTTCATCGTCTGTCCTACGTTACGATATACTCTGTACTTCTTACCTGCGACCTGTGTCTCCATAACGAACTGTCTATCGAACATCTTTTGTACCTCCTTGGGGATCTCTATTTCTTAACTTCTGATATAATTGTAGCACCTGCCTCATCATATGTCAATAGTAAATTGAAAAATTTTTGAAAATATTTTAATAGGCAAAATAAATGCAGAGAGCGACTGCCGTTTGACAGCCGCCCTCCGCATCACAACAAGAAAGGAGTGTATTGAGTACGGAAGCTATCTTCCGGTACTTCCGAATCCGGCATCGCCTCGCGATGTCTCGTCAAGTTTTTCCACAAGCACAAGCTCCGGCTTGTAGATCGGCAAGAGCACGATCTGAATGATTTTATCTCCGCGATTGAAAATCTTCGCCCTGTCTCCGTGATTATATAGTTTTACAGCAATACTTCCGGTATATCCTGCATCAATGACGCCTTCTCCGGTCAGATTGTCCCGCACGTTCAACCCTGACTTGCTTTTCAGGAATCCCACATAGCCGCGCGGTATCTGCATATGCACTCCGGTATCTACCGTTACGCTGTCATGTGCTCTGACGATCAGCAGGTCGGGAGTGCGAATATCATATCCCGCATCCTCATCATGTGCAGTCTCCGGCATGAATCCGTAATTGTCTAACATGACTTTAATTCGGTTTCGATCATCCATTCCATGCCGTCCTTTCTGCATCGTTCTGCCCATGCGTTCCACTCGTCTTCGGAATATTGAAACGCCCATTGCTTGCCGAATGTCGCGAACATCTTCTTTCTTGCTTCGTCAAAAGTCCCGAAGATCTTGACATAGTGTCCCGCGTGTTTCTGCCCGCATCCGAAAGTGAAATACCACCACTGCTCACGTTCCATGACTTTCCTCCAGTCTGCGGATCACATCTTCCGCCGTCAGAAATCCGGCTACGCGGTCTCCGTCTGTCTTTTTCACAACGGGATCTCCCATCACCTCAAGCAAACCGTGCTCGTAGCCATATGAGCCTTTGTTACAGACAGCATCCCACATCCTTCTGCCTTTATCATTATACACGACAATCTGATGCCGTTCAAGATACGGCAGGTACTTTTTCGCCGCGTCAGCAGACATACTTCCGTATGCGCGTTCCCGCTCTTCCTTCGTTGGAAAATGCTCGTACCGATCATATTTGTAGCCGTGTTCCTGCAGGTATCTTTCCAGTTTATCGAGTTCTGTCACTGCCCTGCCCTCCTATCATCACGTGATTGATTTCCTTACATGAGTGGCACTTGATCTCCAGTGCGGGCATATAAAACTTGTCATTCCATGCGCCCACCATCTTTCCGAGTTTATGCCCACACTTCGCGCACCGTACCCAGCCGTCCTCAATTCTTGCCCTTGCCATTAGTAACTACCTCCTTGATATGATCTGTATCTTTTTTCATGATTCCGACTGCCGTAAAGAAGATCGCATTCGCTCCGAACAGTTCTTTTCCAAGCTCCTGCATTTTCTCGTTATTGTAGTCATACGCAAGTGCATGACCATAGCCGCCCCTGTATTTTCCTCCGGGAACCTTGCTGTACCAGTCGAAACCGATCACCCGAAAGAACGCCGTATGTGTCAGCGGGAAGGAAATGCGCTTCAGGTCGAGCGGTTGTGTAGCACTCTTGACTTTCACGACAGCCATATCGCATCCCGTATTATCATTGTAACCCTGCACCGCGTACAGGTTGAATCTGTAGCCCTGACGCTCAAGTTCGATTACCGCGCTCAGTAGCTTTCTTCCTGCCTCGATAATGTCCTTGCTGTCCGTTCCGCAGGAGCAGGTCATGTCATAGTAGACATCCACGACCTTGCATTTGATAGGCTTCATCGTCATGCCGATCATGCTGTTCGGGACATTCTTCAGCGCAAGCGGGACTACCGGAGCAAATCCGACTACGCTGTTCTGAAATGCGAAGCGGTTTCCACTTCCCTGTACTCCCGCTTTAAATACGCCGCGCATAGCGTCTACTGTGGGCTGATACCCGCCGTTCAACAGGTCGAGCGCTTCCTGATAGGTGCTTACGCCCTCGAAACTCCCGAAGGTTTCCTTGCTCTTGTCATCAAACCTGCTGTCCGTGATAGGTCTTGTCTTGCAGGTCTGCGCCATCTCCATCGCGCTATCGAAGCGCTCGATATGGAACTTCTTGAATTTCTTCGGTTTCTTGTCTACGATTGTGCTCATTCCGGCATCCTCCTCACATTCTATTGATAACGTTCTGTAACGCTCTCTTGTACTTGCTGTCAAACGCGATCCCGTTGCAAATGATATTTAGGTCGTCCTTTTCGATTCCCTTTACAAGACAGGTTTCCAATGCCTCCTCCGTGCTGAGAATCTGAAGCATCTTCGCCAGTCTGCCGATCGCTCTGTAGCTGACGATCACCTGCTGTCCTGCCTTTTCCGCACTCTTCCGAAACGCCCTGCAGAATCTCGCAAGCTCCGCGTCCCCACACGCTACGCTGTTTTCAATCGCTTCGGAGTACCCGACTTTAACGATTGCGAAGCGGTCAAGGGAAGCCGCATCCAACTGATTACGTCCTACATACTCGTAGCTCGCTCCCTGCCCCACCGTGTTACCTGCGGCGATAACTCTGAAATCCGGATGTGCTTCCTTGTAGCCGATAGGCGCGGGAAAATCGAAGTACCTGTTCGCGATAGCCGCGTTAAGGATGACCAGAACTTCCGGAATGGACGCATCCATCTCATCAAGCATGAACAGCCCGCCTTCCGTGAACGCTTTGTAGAACTGCGTCTCCTGATAGTTCCCCATAGCGTCCGTGAATCCTGTCAGCTTGTACTCCTGCGTTACGGCATTCGTGAAGTAGAACTTCAGTCCTAACGCTTCCGCGACCTGCTTACAGAGGACGTTCTTTCCCGAACCTGCCGGACCAGTCAGGAACACCGGTTCATCATTCGCTACGAACTTCAGCACGGTCTCGAACTTCTCGTGCTGAATTCCCGCCATCGGGACGCGCTTGCCATCCACAACGGTAACGATCTTGCGTTCGATCGTCCCATATTCTTCTTTGATGAAATCACGGACTTTCTGTTCAACGCCACCCATGATCTCAGCTTCGATCTTCTCGCTCTGCGTCTTGGCAATCAGCCCGATAACAGCCTGCTCCAGAATTCCCATGGAATACTGGACTTGCTGATCCGTAACCTGCTGTGTGGGAGCGGGAGCAGGAACTTCTTCTGCTACGGCATCGGCTACGACCTCACCTGCCCGGAAGCTCTCGAAGCAATCCTCAACGATATGGTTCATATCATATCCGCCATTCTCACAGAACTCGCGGATATGATTCTTTACAGCCGTTACATCACCGCCCGCTCTTTCAAGAGCGTTGAGCACGCGGAGCTGATTCCACTCATTCTTGACACGCAGGCTCGTTCCAGCCTGCATATTCAGGAACCTGAGAAGCATTGACGAAGCCTGCTTCTCATGTTCCGTATAATCGTTATAGTTCTTTGCCATGTTACCGACCTCCTCTTAGTGGGTTCTATTTCCTTGCTATGTCTATACTATAGCACCTGTTCCCTAACCTGTCAATATATTTTTTGAAAAAATATCAAAAAAAAATAAGCGGGAGTCACCCCGCTTATTTTACAACCTTGAAATGTTCGGATTCCGGGTCGGTGTACATATTCGGATAATGCATTCCATTTGTGATCTCCCGCTTCGGCTTGCAGAACTTGCACTCTCCGTCAGCCTTGTACACCTCGCTGAGAATCCTGCATCGGATTACCCCGCCCATGCTTTCCCTTTTTGCGAAGCACGTACGGGAATCGTGGCACTCCGGGCTATACATCATGTCGCATTCCTCCAATACTGCAGGTCTTTTACCTGTCCAATAAAGTCAAGCTCGCAAGCGTTGATTTCCGCAGTCGGAAGCGCATCTTTTTCAACGATCAGCCCTTGATACGCTCCTGTAATACTTTCCACCTTACGATAATACTGTTCCGGCATCTTTTCTGTTCGCATCCCATATACGTACATCATACCACCCCCGTATCAATGTCTGCGCCCTTGCGTTTCTTCAGCACCAGATCATAGCCGAGCGCCCGGAAGATTGCCTGTGCGCTCGCAAGGCTTGCCTTTGACTTCCCCATGGCGATACTTCCGATATTCTGTTCGGAAGTACCCGTACCAAGTGCCATGCGGGACAGCCACCGCACTCCGAGATCACTCGCTCGGACATTGATTGCTTCCCGCAGCTTCCACTCAATGTCTCCGTGTCCCAGACAGATCATTTCGATTTTGAAATCATTTTCCTTTACGAATCTCTTCCCATCTTCTGATAAAGGCTTCTTGTTCCGCATCCTCTTCCTCCGTATCAATATTCATGTCTGCACCAATTACTACGCCAACTACGAAAATCCATGCAAAAAACGCAAGTATAACTAGCCATCCCATTACGTCCCATTGCCTCCCGCTTTTTTCTGAATCACAAGTTCGTACCCCAGCCCGTCAAGAATCTGATTCGCCACGTAAAGCATACACCATCCGTGTTTTCGCTTTACATTCGTCAACGTATTCCGATGTACGCCGATTTCCTCAGCAATCTTCTGATACGACTTTCCGCGCTCTCTACGCTCATTTTCAATAATCTCCACAAGTTCTTCTGCTATATTCATACGTCCTCTGTCATCCTCGCACCGCAGTTCGGGCAGTAATTATAATTGTTAAAATAATACATATATGGCGCAGTGTGATACTTGCCGCAGGCCGAACACCTTGCGCTCTGCCATTCATCGATGACTTTTTCATCAGATACTGCTTTCTCTTCCCACTTCCCCGTCTTCCGTTCTGGCTGTGCGGACGGCGCAATATCTCTCACAAGATGGACATATGTATTTTTATCCTTCTCTGTGTCGAACTTAATCCATCCCTCATCTACGCATTCCATAAGCCATTTTCTGCTGATTAATTCATCCATCCGCTTCACCGTCCAATTCCAGCATCACATCTCCGATGATTGCTTTTGCTTCATCTGGAACTCCGTCCATGTTGTAGATCTTACTCAACGCGCCCCAGATGCGATCGGTATCTGGCTGTGCGGAGGGCAATGTTGTCAATTTGTAAACGTCTCTAAACCATTGGTCAGAGCGCCCCTCGTCATAACTTTTCCCAAACAGCCTTACTTTAAATCCCGGGTCTTTTCCTAGTGCATCAATCGCCGCCTGTCTATCAATCAAATCACTCATCGGTTCTCCTTTCCGCATCACTACAAAAATCATTCAATCCCCAACCATAGCCGTAGTCTTTTCTTCCGCAGTAATATAGTCCGCTATTATCTCTGTGATAATGCTTGCAGTCCTTGCACCTTGTAACCTCAACCCACTCTGCATCAGGATCATTTCGCAAGCAATCCACAATCTGCTCAACCCAGTCATCCGGCAGATTGACTTGTATCGGGACTTTAATCTCTGCCATCGGTTCTCCTTTCTGCATCGGCACAAAATCCGCTTCCATCTGCTTCGCCAACTTGACAACCAAGCCCTCTGCAATACCACCGTTTGTCCTCATCTTGTACGCCGTATTTACACTCTTTGCAGTGGATAATCTCTGGCTGTGCGGATGGCACCTCATGCAACATTGTCCGTGCTCTCGTTCTCGATACAGACGGAAGATGATGGTATATCGCATCAATCGCCGCCTGTCTGCTAATTAAGTCACTCATACGTATCACCCCTCATATCAGCTCCGCAGTTCGGGCAAAAGTTCCATTTCTTCTGAACAACTTCGCCGCCTAACACTTGATACGGTGCGCTATAGCCACAACTGTTACATGAATACGTAAACTCAGTGTCGCTATGATAGTAAGTATTCCACTTGCCCTTCGGACGCTCTGGCTGTGCGGGTGGCAAGCCACAGAAATATTTTCTCCACTTCTCGTATTGATAACCATATCCATCTGCGACTTCAGACTCGATTTCATCAAGAGCATCAATCGCTGCCTGTCTGCTGATTAAATCGCACGCATGCGTTTCCGTGCGTTCTTCGTGCGTTTCCTGTGCGGATGGCAAACCGTTAATCCAATCATCAAGCCGTTTTTTGTTGCTATCTGTACCCATGCGGTACATTAAGTGCATATGGAGCGAATCAATCGCCGCTTGTCTGCTGATAAGGTCATCCATCCTGTTCACCTCTCATATCTGCCCACCATTTTTTTGGCAAGGTCATAACCTCTTGATCTTCGCTGATTACTTTAGATTGAAATCTGCAAAAACATTTGTAATAATACCTAGGTGGTATGCTCGCCGTTGAAAAGCAAACCATTTCCGATCCACATTTAGGACATTTATAAATCATTCCTATTCACCTCTATTTTTCGATTGCTGAAACAAATGCACTGACCGAAGATGTCAATCTGAATCCATGCTTCTACATACATCTTCCCATTTTCAATATATTTTGTGATATAGTGATGGATCATTCCTGTTCACCTCTCATATCTGCTCCGCACGACGGGCAGAAGTTATAATCTTCAATATAATTGATAAACTTATGAGTATAATCCCACGGAACAAAAAATCCGCATTTATCGCAGTGATAACCATCTATGCCATACTCATCCTCGCCGTATATCCACCGCCCTCTCTTCTGCTCCGACTGAATGGATGGCAGTTCCCTCAAATCTTTCCGCAACTTAAGGATTTCTGCGGTCTGCTCCATCGGAACATTATCAAATCTCTTGTCAAGCGCATCAATCGCCGCCTGCCTTGAAATCATGTCATCCTTCATGCTTGTCATCTCCTTCCGGGATGTACTGAGCCGGGAGTGGCATCCATGCAATAG